CCTACAAGTATTGCTATAAAAATCTTTAACATTGTTTCTCCTAATCGTAGATGGATACTGACATCAACTCCTTTACCTGTTCTGGGTATATGAGAAATCCTTTCGCTGGATTGTCGGAGTCTGCGGCTGCCGTTCGGGTTTGTAACCTATCGACATTTGCTTTTATGTATCGGCGTAGCCTGCTGGTTTCAATTATAACAAACGCATTAGGTGAGAACAAATACACCCACCATTTGGCTTTACTAGTGGCAATCCCTGATGGTTTCCAACCTGTATTACGCGGGTTCTGTTCGTACTCAACGAAGATACGACCATTACGGAAACGGTCATACTTCACCTCAAAAGAACCTTCGCTCAACTTAGAAAGAAACTGTTGTACTAGTTCTTCACCGTGATGACCGAACTCTAAGTCTTTTGTGAAGTCAAATTGTTTGATGTCATGTGTTGGTTCGTAACCTTCGCTACGCTCAACCACGGCGTTCCCAATCTGCTTTGTGCATATCGTTAAATTTATTTATCAGTTTCCTGTTAAAGATGAACGACCATAGGTTACGCATTGTTCTATTGCGTATTTCGTAGGCAAGTTCTTTCCATTCCCGCAACCGTTCAATCTCATCGGCTGCTTCCATAGACGCTGAGCGATTGGGAGTTTGCAGTCGCAGTCTTGTCACAATGTCGTCACTCATTAGTAGCCTGCTTGTTTCAACAGTTTCACCAAGTCCTCTAAACGAACAAGCGCATACTGGTCAGCAGGATTACCATAGTTGCGACGCTTCGCCACAACAATACCTATCTCTGCGTTAGCGTTCACTCGTTCGTTCTCAGCTTCATGTAACCAACCCGAAAAGTTCAATGTCTTTTGGTTCTTACATTCCCACACAAGACGAGGGTCAGTACCTGCGATGTCACCCTTATCTAACGTGCCGTGCAATGTGCGTCGCTCGACATGAGGATAAAAGTTTTTCAGGTAGTTGACTACGAATGTTTCGAAACTAGTTCCCTTGGCTCGCTCCTTCGACACGTTGCACCTCCTCATCTAACAACATGCGGAACAATGCGCTACGCGACCAGCCACGTTTCTTACAGATGGTTTCTACCCATGACAGTTGGTGTGCGGTAAGACGCATTGACACCATCTTGGTTGACGGTGCTGAACCTGTTGGGTCTACTGTCCGTTTCGCTGCCATTAGTTACCACCCTCGTTCTTCATTGCGGTGAAAGCGTCACGCAAAACAGGTAGCTGTGACTGCATGATTACTCCGTCCCAGTTCAGCTTTGCTTTTGATGCAACGATGGCTGGGTCTAAACCAACTTTGTCACAAGCATCAACGAATTGTTTTACTTGTTGTTGTGATAGTGGTTTGTCTTCGTTCACGGGAGAAGGTTCAGTAGGTTTGGTAGCAAGCGGATTCGCTACCTTGCTATTGGTCTGTACCTTCCCCGCTATTTCTTGTCCTTCCCATTCCTGCTTCGACCACAGGGACAATGAGATACCGAAACGCATTGCGGCGTTGCGTAGGAAATCTCCGATAAGTTCTTTGTCAAGTTCAGCTTTGTCGTGTTTGACTGAGCCAACACCGATGATGTCTTTGCCGTGAACGGTAAGGATTCCCCACATGACTGCCATGCCGTTGACTACATGGATTGCTGGTCGTCCTTCGTTCCAGCCGCATGGTTGCCATGACCATAGTGGGTCTACCTCGATAAGAATTTTGGTGATTTCCGCATGCCCGACAAAATCGAGTGAACCTCCGCCGCGTGGAAGTTTGCCCACGATTGACTTGTCAGGTACACCATGCTTGTCAAGCACATCGCGTAGTGCTTCTTTGATTGCTTGTTCTTCCATTACTTTTCCCCTTTCAAGAGAAGTGTTCGTGTTGTTGTTGGTTTGCTGTACTTTGCTGCTATCTCAGGTTCTAATGCTTTCAATCGTTTAATGTCTAGCGATTCCCATGTGCGACCCTTCCATGTTGCAACGATTGTTCCGTCCACCGTAGCAACTTCGTTAGAGCCAATCAACTCACACAGTTCAGCTTTAAGTTTGTCTTCTAGTTCTGCTAACGACTTCGCTTCCGACTTCACATGCTTTAGTTGTGCTACTAGTTCTTTTGCTGTGGCTGGCAGTTCAACTGAGGTATGCTCCACCTTTTGGTAGCGGGTACTAATGGTTTCATATGACCAGTTCACACCTTCGGGTGTCATACCAAGGTCGATAGCGGACAACCATTTTGCTACAGCATCACAATGTTCTTGCTTCTCATCGTCGCTGATGTGTTGCTCATAGATGTACAGGCTCATCGTGTTATCGAATACACCCCATGTAACGAGGTTGGTGTCGGCACAGATGGCTTGCTGTATTCCTTGGATACGCCAGTAGTCAGGTAGTTCGCCTTCCCATGGGCGTGATGAGGTTTTGATTTCGAGAATCTTTCGCTCGTCACCGTTCTCATAGAAGCCGTCAAGTGTGGCAATCATTCGCGCACCGTTGTCTGTTTCTGCAACAAACATTTCTTCAGGTGTGACGAATGGGATTCCTGTTTTATCTATTGCCCATTTGATGCACAATGGTTCGAGGTCGTTGCCGCGTGTCATTGCCCATGTTGGTTCGATAGGTGCAGGGGGTGTATCACCTAGTAACTCAGCTGCGTATCTGTCTGCTGGTACGAATGGGTGTAGCCCGTAGATTGCTGCGACTGCTGATGCTGAAACTCGTTTGCGTTTCTCTGCATCCCAGAAGCGGTCGTTCAACCAGTCTTGTCCACCGTGTTCGTTTTTATGAATACGATAACGTTTGATGTTCATGTATTTCCCTTCTTGTAGTTTCCCTTGGTGTCACCTTATCTGATGGTGATACCGTATGTCAACTAGGTTCGTTCAGAATTTTTAATTCTCTTACCATGCCCACTGGGATATGGATTGCATGGATACCTTCGTCTTTAGAGAAGCTCTGCCAAAGGGTAACGTGTTTATCTTTTGAGCCAGGGTCGCCAACAGGAATGTGGAAACCTACTGATGAGACGATGCACTCTCCGTCGTCTTCGTAGTCAGCAAGTTCCAACCAGCCGCCTTGGGACATGTGGGTATCAGCCCATGTCACCAAAAGTACGGGGTATTTACGCCCTTCTTCCATGTGGCAAGTCTAGTCAGGCGGCTTGCTTTTGTGGGGCTTTGACCTTGTGAATGAGTCGGTCAAGTTCTGCTAACGCTCGAAAGAATTCGTCTTCTTCTGGACGAGAAACCCTTGCTGTTACTAGGTATTTGCGTATTGTCTCTAGTGTTTGGACTGTCATAGGACGAACTAAGTTAGCAGCCCTACGAATTGTCTTGCGTTTACTTTGGGTGATTTTCTATATGCTCACTCAATTTGTCAGACACTTTATCAATCTTGTACTCAACAGAACCCTGCTTCTTGTACACCATCTTCAACATACCCATAACTACTTCATGGTCTTTGCTGTTTTCTTTTTTAAGTTTCTGTATGAGAACAGTTAGCACACCAAAAAAACCAGCAATAACAGCAGCCCAAATAGTGGACCAGCCAGCGTCCACATCAAGCTGCTTTGCTCGCTAGGTAGTCCAATACGCGCTGCGGTTTATTGTCTCCGCAAACATAACGCAAATGCCATGGTTCTTCAGGAACAACTTCCCACGAGAAACCAAACGACACAGCGTTAGCTTTCAACCATGCAAGACGCTTCGGGTTACTTGCGTCCTTAATGTCGATAGCAATACCAAGATTATGCTTCGATGTCCCAGGAACTGCCATTGGTGCATTGCCCTTCTTCAGATACCATGCTTTACCCTGATAGATGCGTGGCTTCTGACCTGCGATTACATCTGTGGTGTATCGCTGGAAGAATCCGTACTCTTGAACCGCAAGTGTGCGGTATGTGTCCGCTGGGCTTGTCGGACTGAGGTCAATTCCTTCTGCATTTGCTGCCGCATCCATTGCTTCGTATGCGTCTGCGGCGCAATGGTGGAGTGTTCCTTTGCCTTCAATCTTGCGGAGAAGTTTCGGAGCGAGTTCACCAGGCTTCGCATTTTTAAGGCATGAACAGAGTTTGACATCGATGATTGGTAGGTCGTTTCCTGCCTTCTTTTTCATCGCCATCATTCGGCTGCTTCAGGCTTAGCCTTAACTGCGCCAGTGAAAGCCAGTTCAATTTCCTCTTTGGTGAGTGAACCGTCTACGCTGAAGCGCAACAACTTCTCGATTACTTGGGCGCATGCCATGATGCCTGCAAGTGCTGCCGACTTCCACAACTGAACGCCGATAATCGCACCGCCAGCTACTGCTGCGAGTGCGGATGAACCGAACAGAGCGAAGATACGGAAGATGATGTTCTGAAGTTTTGCCATGGTTAGTCTTTCTTTGAGAATGTGAGTATTGAGTGTACCAAAATGACTGTGCCTGTAATGAGTGTTGCTTGGCGTAAGGTTGGTCCAGATAGGGTGATTAGCACCATGCCTGTACCAGCCCATGTCCAAGCGTTGTCAATTAGGTAGTCCAAAATTTTGCGCATCAGCGTCTAATTCTAGTACCTGCGGCGGCGAGGGTTATCCCTGCGGTGACAGCAATTAAGGTGCGCCGTGTGCTAACTGGGATGTTTGAGCCGAGCGGAACATAATCATCAAATCCTGCTTTGAATACGTCTACCTTTTCTTCAAAGGCTTGGCGTACTTCGGTAGGTGCGTCTTGTACGGCGGCTGTTATCTCAGCAATCTGAGTGTCTGACAGTTGGCTGGTTTCGATACTGGCGAACACCTGCTCAGCTTGGGTCGCTGTGAGCGTTGTAAGCGTTTCTGGAGCGAGGGCTACCGATAGGGCTTGGGTAGGACTAAGGTCGCTGAGAACGGCTGGGAGCGTGGTCTCCGTGGTCGTCGGGGCTAGGGTGGTGACAGGAGGTAGGGACGATGTTGAAGTTGATGTGGTTGTACTTGACGGAAGCGGGACTGTTGTGGTGGTTGCCACTATTGTTGTCGTTGAAGTGCTTGTCGTTGTTTCGGGAAGCGTTGTTGGAGCAGAAGTTTCGACGGGTGCTGGCGGAATTGTTTGAGGAGGTGTAGGTGGAAGAGTTGCTGGTGGTTGTGTCGTGGTCGTCGTTGATTCTGTTGTTGTTGTTTGGGGTACGGAAGTACTGGTAGTGCTAGTTGAGTTCTCCACAGAAGTCGTTGTTTCGGGAACTGTTGTTGTAGTTGTTTCTTGAACTGTCGTAGTAGTCGGGTTGGTGACAGGGACAGTCGTTGACGGGACAGTAGTAGTAGAGGTCGTCGTTGTTGTCGTGGATGAGGTTATAGATGCCCATAACGACAGGTTACTAATTGTGAGATGACCTGGTTGACAGCAGGTATCTGTTGAGTATTGACGGAACGTGAAAACATCACCCTCTTGAACGGGAACAGATAGCGAACCTGTTGCATTGTTCGCCATAGTTAACTGAACATACGTACCATTTACCGCGTACTGTGGCGGGTCATACCATGCGCCATCATAAGTTTGATATACCCAAGTAAAGTCAACTGTGTTGACCCCTGTTGGGATAGTGGTTTCAATCTTTACCCAATGTGATTGACCAGAGCAACCGTTGCCGTCTGGTCCGTGCAGAACAATGCTGTTGTCTACTACTTCGTATGAACCTGAGTTCGCGCATGACTTAGAGAACTGCCAGTCACCCAAACCGTCTGCTTTAGCGGGTTTAGCGAATAACGCAAACCATAAAGCGGGTATTAGTATCAGCCACTTACTACGCAACTGTGAATGAACCCGATGAGGTCCACTTATACACGGTGTATGAACCAGTTGTACTTGTAGTTGGACTGCCTGTAGTTGCTGTGATGCTTGAAACATCTGAAGTCAAAAGCTTCAAATATGCAACACCCTTTCCACCTGCGCCGCCACCCCAAGGGTTTCCACCGCCACCACCAACACCACCGTCACCAGTGTTCGCGCTACCTGATGCACCACCACCACTACCGTTTGAATTACCACCGCGACCAAACGTTAATGATGTGCCAGTGAATGATGTTGTGTATCCACCGTTCCAGCCGTTATCTCCAGTAGTGCCACCACCAGAACCATTTGATGTTGAGCCAGAACCGCCAGAACCAGCAGAACCAGATGGATAACCCATCGTTGACTTGCCACCACCGCCTGCTGTGACAACAGTTGACGAAGATGGGTTAGTTACAGATGATGTTGAACCGTTTGTTGAACCGCTTGGCTCACCACCACCACCGCCACCAGCGTTACCACCATCGCCAACAGTTACGGTATATGTTCCTGCCGTAAGAGTGGTATCACTTGAAATAGCAATACCACCACCACCAGCACCAGGGCTAGTTGATGCTACTGAACCGTTGTTAAAACCACCAGCTGCACCGCCACCACCGCCAACGACCATGAAGGTTGCGATTACATCAGGTGCGCTACCTACTCCAGCAAGTATTTGCATGACTATGCCGCCGTATTACCGACAAGCACCCATGTATCGGTGTCAATCTTTACCAACGTAGCCATCGCGTACTGACCTTTAAGTTTTAACTTAGAACCTTCAGAACGGAAAGTCACACCCGAACCAGAAACTGTTACTTGACCAGCACCTAACTGCAACAAGTTAACTTGGTCACCGATTTCAAATGCCACAGAACTATTTGTTGGTACAGTTAAAGTGATAGCCGACGCATTTGACAATGTCACTAACTTGTGAGCATCGCTCAATGCAAGCGTGTAAGTCGTACCAGTCTGAGCGTTTAACGTCATGTTGTCATACTCAGCAGAACCAATAACACGGTCAGCCAACTTCGCTTGTGTTACAGCATTGTCTGCAATCTTTGCTGTCGTAACATTCGAATCAACAATCTTTGCTGTCTCAACAGAATCAGTAGCCAACTTCGCAGCAGTCACATTGGCATTAAGAATCTTTGCGGTAGTAACAGCATCAGATGCAATACCAGCTGCAGGGATTTGCTTCCAAGCCACACCATTAGTAGCAGAAGAATCCGCAAGCAACGCATAATCGTTCGTGCCAACAGCCAAACGGTTTAATACAGAACCAGTAGTAACAAGCAAGTCACCCTTAGTGGTAAGGGCTGATGCTACAGCATTGGCTTGGTCAGCATCGGTTGCAGTGAAAACTGGGTAGCATGTTGCTCCAGCATTGTGTGCCGCAGCGGTTGTCCCGTCAACACCACGAGTAATGCTTGACAAGGATGAGCCTGAGCGTGTACCTACTAAAACTTTTTCTTCGGTGCTAAGACCTGGGTCGATAACCATATAGAACGAACCGTTGGCGGTGTTGTTCCAGTTGGTGGTGTCGCCTGTGATAGTGGCGGTAGTGTCGCTACTAGTAATAGAGTTGGTCAATGTGCATGCGGGTGCTGCGCCAGCGTATGACCTTCTTGTTGCGTATGCCACTATTTCTCCTAATCCTGTACTGAACGCATCGTAATGATGCAGGTGCCTTCAAGGTCCCAATTAGATTCTAGCGCGTCAATAATATTGAATTGAAGGTCTTCTACAATAACAGAATAGGACTCTGTGTTTTCTTGATAGTTGATTACTCGCGGGTTTGTTACTAGGTCGCGGAGGTAGTTCAGTTCGGTTTCTACGTCGAAATAGTATTCAACGTCTTTGACCCGTAGGTGGTGGTGCATGAGGATTGGGACACGGAAGACTTGGCTTCGTGCTGGGCTGGCATAGGCTCGTGCCATCCAACGGGTAACGGTTGGTCCTGTTGTAGCGGTTTGACGGTCGAGAACAAGTTTAAATGTTGCTTCAATGAATTTGGTTTGTGGACCAGTTGCTACATGTTCTGTGGAGTTTTGACTTTGGTGTGCTGGAAGTTCTAGGTATGCGGCAGAGTCAAGTGAGATAGATGGGGTGACAGTCCCAACTAGTGGTGTTGTTCTTAGGTCGAACTTGGCAATGAACTTTCGGTCAGGGATACCCCAACGATATGTGCCAGTAACTATTTCTCCTGACTCAACCAGGTTGTCTGAATCTTCTGCGATGATTCCTACTCCGCTAATCCAGAAGCAGCGTTTGTTTTCAAATGTAACCAGTCCGTTGACTGTTGCGGTCGAGTCATACATCAGGTCTGTGGCATAGGCAGGTGTGTTGGTGGAGATGAATGTTCCGAGGTCAAGTCGACCTAAACCGCCTGATACACCGTCGTAGTTTGCCCATGTGAAGTAGCTGTATCGTCCTTCGCTAGTGAACTTTGTGACTGGGATGGATGTTGGAATGATTTGTCCTGCGATAAGGTTGCTGTTGCTATCGGTTGATGCATAACGCACGCCTTTATCTGTGCCGATGAGAATGAATCCAAGGTAGCCAGAAATTGCGGAGACTACTTCACCTGTTGGAAGTTCAAGTGCAACAACACCAGCGTCTAATGTGCCATCTGCTTTGATGGTGATTTTGTAGATGAGTGATTTCTTGCCTGCATATCCTGCGGCATATACAGCGTTCTGACCTGTGGCTACACCAACCCATTTAAACTGTGTGTCATCTGGGGTGATGTGCGCAGACTTTGAACCACCAGATGAGATGGTGTTAAGGATATGGCTATGTGCGCCGAACATATAGTTTTTCGCAAAGCCAAGCATGTAGTAACTGTCAGTTGAGTTAACAAACTTGCTTGATGAGATTACTGATACTGATGTTGCAGGGTCAATAACACGGACACCGTCGCTTGGGAAAGCAAGGTAGATGCGTGAGCCATCTGTTGCCATTGCCGCGCATGTTCCGCCAGGTTCACCCGTGCAATCAGACCATGTTGGTGAAGATGCGTACGGGTCTGTTGTGTATTTAACATCAGCACCAAGTGACGCATATATGCGCCCATCTTGTGTTACAAGGTGAGCAGTAGTTGCCGCAGAAGACAACGACAATTTAGTTTTATTATGAAGTGTTAACTGTCCCTTGGTCCAAGGGTTTACACCTTTACTGGAGTAGAACCTGTAGTCCTGTGCTTCAGCGGTGTCAGCATATTTTTGTCCAGCACCGTAATGCCAGGATGTTTCACCTCTACGCCACAATCCTTGTGGGTTAATAGCTGCTTCACCTGGGCTGGTTGACTGGTCAACAGAGTCACGCACACGCGGCTCGAATCCGCGAGAAAATTGGTTGGATTTTTCGTCAACAAGATATGGTCTGCCGTTAATCGCAATAGGGAAAACATCTGGGACAAGTTGTGTTGTCCCTGTTCCCGTGAAGAATTGTGGCGCAGGTTTAAATGCGTCAGTGAATTTGAGAAGCGTTGCCACCATTTAATCCTTAGATAAAAATGTTGGGTATGACCTCATTAGTCGAGCGGCTTCTGCTTGGATACGGTCGCGTCGCAAACGCTGCAAGTTCGAGATAGAACCACCGACTGCTCCGACTGGTACTTCTTCTGCGCGTCGTGAGTCACCTTGTGATTCGGTGAAGTTACGTTTAATTTCGCGTGGCGACATAAGTCGGAGTTGCGCCCCAATTGCAACGATGTCTGTGACCGACTCTTGAATCCCGCAAGTTGTGTTGATGTCGGAGGATTCGGTCGAAGCGGTCACATATGGTGCTTTATAGACAATGCGTAGGCGACCTGGGAATACTCCTTGGTCGAACCGTAACGCATAGCCTGATGCGAAGTCATCTGTTGGGACATCACGCACGAGCCGTACTTTGCGGGCAACAGGGTAATCGTCAACCATGTAGCGTACAGAAACATTGAGTAGGTCAATAATTGCGGTTACACCCGTGAGATTAATCATGGTGTCGGAACCGTTGTAATCGATGTCTAATGTTTTAACTTGGAACAAACCGTTGAGTGGTGAGGATAGGTCAGCTATCTCATCGTTGATTGCTTCAAGTACTTGTGCGCGTGGGAAGCGTGGGTTTACTTTAATGAGGTCATTGGCTGTGTGTGCTGCTGCGGTTGTTCCGTTGTAGCCACGTTCGACAACAAGTGTTTTAGTTCCTGTGTCTGCTGTCCAAATGTACATAAGTTCTGCGCCGATTTCGAGAACTTGTCCAGCGCGCAACCCCTCCAAAGGGTAGGAGGTAGTAAGAGATGTGGCAGAGGCATCGATGGTTGATGCCAGTTTGTTACGCGCTTCAACCGTCCCCGATAGCAGTTGTCGCAACGTCCTGTCAATGACGGTTGCGGCTGTAGTCATTTACTTCTTTTTCTTAGGCTTCTTGCCGTACTCCATCATCTTTTCTTTTTTGCCTTCTTTGCCTTCGTGCTTCTTCATCGCACCCTTGGACTTGTACTTTTCGCCTTTAACTGACATCGTTGCTCCTAGTGATGGGGTTATTGAATATTACCACTTAACTTTATTAGCCCAGTATGCTGCAGACATCTTGCCTTTGGCAATATTCTTGGCATGACGAGCCTTGAAAGCCTTATTTCTTGCTGTGCCTTCGGGCGAACCCTTGACACCTTGCTGTCCGAATCTGATGAGTTTTACCTTGTCGCCCTCTTTAGCGAGAACGGCATGTGATTTATTAGCATCAGGTGTTCGCTTCGGTTTGTTATAGCCAGCGAACTTTTCTCCCCTGTATTCAATCATTTCTTTTTCTTTGATTTTCCAGCTTCAGACAAAGCAATAGCAACAGCCTGTTTGCGGGACTTTACCACAGGACCGCCCTTGCCAGAGTGCAAAGTTCCTGCCTTGAATTCGTGCATAACTTTTTGGGTTTTCTTTTGTGCTTTAGTTGGTTTCTTCATTAGTTCTCCACTAGGTATCCTGCATCCCGTAGGACATTTCGTACGTTTAACACTACATCATATGGTTTGCCAGGTTCCAGGTCGACTGTATGGTCACCAATAGTGGCTTTGATGGGTTTGGTTACCTGTATTTGGACTTTAGATTCCATTGGTATCCAGTTGGGTTCGACACGGTTGCTGGTTGGTTTAACGATTTGCAGTAACTGTTTGGCTGCCGTATCCCAGTTGAAGGCTACGGTTTCTCCAGCATAGGTTTCTGCTTGTTGACGGTAACGGTCACGGTTTTTATACATGTCCTTGATGGCTTCAGCTAGGGCTTCTGGGTCTGGTTCGTCCCAGTCGCCCATGTTTTGCCAGACACCTTTAGCGGTTGGTACCGAGGTGGTAGGGATGCGGTGAGTGGCTAGGTCTGAGAATTCGCGGTGACCGTGAGCATCGGAGAGAATGGTGGGTATGCCTGCTGAGATTGCTTGAAGTGGCATTAGCCCAAAACCTTCACCCCGTGACACCGATATGAAACAATCCATTGACCGTACTAGGTCAGCTTCTTCTTGGACTATCATCCAGTTTCGGTGTACTACAACATTCGGATAGTCGAGATTAGTTGGGGCGAACAGGTGTGGTGGAACAATCTTGATGTGTAGTTCAGCGTTAGGTAAACCTAACTTGTTAAATACTTCTAAAACTACATCCAATCCTTTGCGATACCATTCTGAGCCGCCGCACATGATACGGAATTTGTCATGCGGTTCAGCTGGTTTTGGATACCACATTTCGCGGTCAACACCCAATGGGATAACTCGCACATTATCATGATATTGAGAAAAGATTTCCCAGTTATGTAGTGATGGAACTATAACTGTTTCAAAGTTGCAAAGATAATCAGAGAATTCTGGTGGCAGCCAGTTTGTTTCCCACATGGTAAGCAGCGTAGGTTTCTGCCCTTTATGCCAACCTTTAATAAGGTTAGGGCGTAATGCGAACACCACATGTTCTGCGTCTTCACACAGAGTTACGCTTTTAGATAAAGCTGTTTTAAGTCCGACAACCATTTTGCCGTAGCCAACATGTTCGATATTGACTCCAACAAGATTTAGATATTTGGCAGAATCCCTGTCTCCACTTGCCATGATTCCTGCGCTTTCTTTTCTACCTCAGCAGCACCATCAATCTTCTTAGGTTGTAAACCGTTAGCTCGAAGACGCTTGTATGCTGGCATGTCTTTGTTCCAGTTGCGTTCAGTTGTATTAACTTCCGCTACCCTAGCCCCTCTAGTGGTGGTCGTGTTGACACCCATGCGGACACCAGCAACTCGACAGCCGAAGCATCCTTCAACGTCTAGATTTGGATGAGTTTCCCTGTGCTTCATGTGATGTATGCCCCGTATCCCGCTGCGGTCAAAGCTGCCACCTCTGCAGCATCCACTTCGTTGTCGTGTCCGCCATAATACACTTTGGCAACCATGTCAAGGCTTGATGGTTGGTCGTCTGTATAAGTTCCGTTGGTAAGCAAGAAGATATTCCGTCCACGCGGTGATGGTTCTATCCTGCCGCCAAGACGATTCGCTAGACGCTGGTCTTTTGACAGACGTAGCCCGCCCATATAGTCCCCGACGATTACTGGTACTACGAAGTTGTCCGTTGGTGGTCTGAAAATTGCCATCAGGTGATACTACTTCCATAGCCAGCTGCGGTAAGTTCGTCGATTTCTGGTTGTGTAAGAAAGTTGTCATGACCACCGTAGTAGATGCGGGTGATGAGTTCTGGTCGGCGTGGGTCTGTAGTGGTGTATGTTCCATTGCTGAGTCGGTATAGGTTTTTGGCGCGAACACCTTGTGGGGTGTGAGCGAACAGTCGGTCTGGGGAAGCATCAGAAAGTCTTACAGCGAACGGGTAGCCTTCGGTTGCTGGTACACGGAAGATGTGGGACTTGTCCCAGTTGGATGGGTCAGCGTCGCCTAGCCCTGAGCCTGTGCCTTCTCTACGGAAAATGATTGCGCTAAGCGCAGATTGTGCTCCCGTTCCCGAACCCGATGCAGTACGGAGATTCTTGACGAGTCGCGTCGCCGTCTGCGTTCCCGCCCCAGATGAAGTAGCAGTTCGTGGTGCAACATGGAGTCCGAGTGTAGTCGATGTGCCTGTTCCTGACCCTGATGCTGTACGTACTTTGACGATGACACGGTCAGCGGTTTGTGTTCCTTGACCTGTGCCTGTTGCGGTGCGAACAGGGTTGACGTTCCAGTTGGCGGTGTCTCCTGCTGTTGCCCCACCCGAGCCGTATCCTGTACGAAGGAATCCGTGGACGATGGTGTTGTTAGATGTGCCTGTACCTGAACCTGTTGCGGTTTGGGTGAGGATGCTAAAGAAGTTTGAGGTGGCTGTTTGTGTGCCTAAACCTGAGCCTGTGGCTGTTCGCTCAATGGCAGACTGGTTATAGATTGCCCCGACTTGGTTGTAAAGAAACCCTGCTTGGTTATAGGTAGTCATTAACTACCCCGCAATCTCCATAGCAGTAATAGTGCTAACCGTTCTTGTTCTTCCAGCAGAGTTGCTGTCATCTGATGACCTGTTAACGCCAACAGTAGTTCCACCAAGACTTAATGTTTGTATTTTGTATGTAATTGCAGATGTTGTTGCTGGTGAGTCTAAAAACCAAATTGTTTCTGTAGTTTGCGCTGTTGTTGCCGTGGCTTTACTAGTGCTTGATGCTTGCACTCTAGAACCCGCTGCATCTCCAACAGCGATTGCTGTGCTATCCCTAAGCAACCTGGTTGCTGTATGTGTTGTTGATGGGTCACAGCCAATAGAAATAGTCGCCATAAGAAAAACTTTATTTGCTGTACTGGACGGGGTTATTGAAACACTTAAGCCAGTCACATCAACATAGGTTGTGCTGGTCGTAGAAAAAGTGTCAGTTTTTGTTGTACTTACAACTTGGAGTGTTGAGCCTGTTTTTGTTGCAGCCGCAACTTGTTTCCAAGCCGAGCCATTCCAGATAGCCAACACATCCGTGTCGGTTTCATAAATCATCTGCCCCTCAAACGGTGACGCAGGACGAGTAGACGACGTACACACACCAGGCTTAACAATCGACTGTGCGCCAACAACAGATGACAAAGGCATTACGCGATAACCAAACTTCCCGAACTAGTAAACGTATGAACAGTGTAATAGCCTGAAGTGGTTTTAGTCCCACCAGTAATGGTGTACGAACTTGCAGTAGCAGTTAAATATGAAACAACCACTACTCCTGAACCACCAGCAAAAGTACCAGTACCAGTACCAGCACCATCGCCACCGTTTCCACTATTTGCGGTACTTGTTGTCATGCCAGTCCATGAATCACCACTGCCTTTGCCACCAGCAGCGTATGTGACAGTAGAACCAGTAATAGTATTTGCTAAACCAACTCCACCAGCCGCAAAACCAGATACAGCGTTAGCGGATGATGCACCAGCCCCACCAGCACCACCGCCGCCGCCTCCCGTTGAATTACCTCCAGCGATGTTTACGCCTGCACCACCAGCAAAGCCTTGATTGGCAGTACCGTTACCCCCCGTAGTCACACTCCCATAACCAGAACCACCACCACCTGAGCCACCGTTAGCACCAGAGCCGCCAGAATAGTTGCCACCACCACCACCACCAGTAGATGTAATGGTATGGAATACCGAGTTAGAACCCGAACTAGCAGTTCCACCAGAAGCACCACCCGCACCACCACCACCAATAGTGACCGTATAAGTTCCTGTTCCTAAAACAAGTTGTGATTCAGCGGAGGAGTTGCCACCAGAAGTCCCAGTGGTTGTTCTGTAACCGCCAGCACCACCACCACCACCTACGTCAAATCCACCACCTCCACCACCAGCAACAACCATGTAGTCAATGGACATGAGGCTTGTGTGTTTGATACCACTAGACCATGCAGACCCCAACCAAATGCGCTGAAGACTTGTATCAGTTTCATAAATCATCATGCCCGTATAAGGGTTGGCAGGACGATTAGAAGAAGTGCAAACTCCTTGTTTCAAACCTTGTGTGGTAGCGGAGATTGTCATTCAGGTGCAGGTTCCTCGACAACAGGCGCAACGAACACATCGTTCACACGGTCAAAATCGTACCCAATACCCGCATACACACCACGGAAATTCCCGTTGTATGAGGTTTGTTTCCATTCGCCACCCAAGCCAAGCGACGCAATAAATGCTTGACCAGCTGGTTCTGATTCTGGGAATGTTCCACCCGCGCAGTCATCGTTTGATACGACGATTACTTGGGTTACTTTGTCTCCAATGATTTGTGCGAAATGTGCCATTATGCGATTACCAAACTTCCTGAACTAGTAAATGTATGAATTGTGTACGAACCTGACGTTGTCTTGGTTCCACCTGTAATGGTATAGCCAGTCGCATCGTTGGTTATATACCGACAAAGAACAATACCTGAACCACCAGCCTGACCAGTAGTGTTGGTTGCACCACCGCCACCTCCAGTGTTTGCGGTTCCAGCAGTACCGCTTGAACCACCGTTACCTCCACCACCTTGACCACCAGTGCCAGGTGTACGCCCAGTTGAATACGCACCACCGCCACCGCCACCAGCGCGATATGTTGCGGTTCCGTTGATTGACGATGTAACACCAATACCACCGTCACCAGATTTCCCTGAAGTAGCGTTGCCACCTACTGCGCCAGCACCACCTCCACCACCAGATGTGTACTGAGAGTTTCCTGAACCCGTACCGCCTGCATAACCTTGTCCAGTTGTCCCAGCAGCACCAGCGATATAGTCACCACCGCCTCCTGAACCACCGCTATTTGCTGCAGTATTTCCAATTCCACCACCACCACCGCCAGTAGATGTGATGGTGTGGAATATGGTGTTGCTTCCGTTACTTCCTTTAGCGTCTGTGCCACCAGAACCACCAGCACCGATAGTTACGCTGTATGTTCCTGTTGATAAAGCCAAAGCAGATTCAATAGTTCCACCGCCGCCAGTTGCTTCACCAAGAACAGAACTTCTATATCCACCTGCGCCGCCGCCACCACCTGATGCACCTGCACCAGTATTGGATGATGCAGCACCACCACCGCCAGCAACAACAACATATTCAACGTTAAGTGTTATTGAGTGCTTAAAACCAGATGACCATCCTGTGCCTAGCCATGCTTTGACAAGATTAGTGTCAGTCTCAAAAATAGTTTGACCGACATATGGAGAAGCAGGACGTGTTGTGCTAGTACAAACCCCTGGTTTCAAACTTCCAATACCAGCCCCGTAACCGTTATCCAAACCCATTACGCAGTCTGCTTCTCCCAACCCACAACCGTAACAGTCACCTTCGACGCAGTATCAGACAACCCCTGCAAAGTCTCACCAGCAGCCAACACCAACGCCGTATCCCACACCATCACATCATTTGCACCAATCGGCAAATTAGAAAACAAACGATTAGACGCAGTAGCCGCAGAACCAATCGCCAAAGTCACAGTACGGTCAACCGTATCCGTGTTACAAATAACCACCTGCTTAATAATCTCCGCATACCCTGTAGCAGCAGTACAAATAGTTGTAGTCGAAGTACCTAACTGTGTAGGTCCACCCAAACGAGATTCGTTCCTATCACCAACAGCCATATTACGCTCCAATATCCATAGTAAGTATCGCCATCAACGAAGTAGCTGACAACGCTTGTGAAATCTTGTAATCCAAACTAGTCGTCACCGACGACCCATTCACGCCAACCTTAGCCTGCAACGCCTCAATAGCATCATTAGCATCCGCGTGCTGGTCAGCATGAGAAGGACTGGTAAGCGAATCAGAACTAGTCGGATTCGTTAGCGTGTCAAGAGAAGTAGGAAAGCCTGTTGCCACTAGGGGCTACCCTCCTAATCCAGCGTCAACGTAAGCGACGTAATCTGAAAAGTATCGCCAGCAGTAACCGCAGCAGACGAAGCCAAAGAACCAGACCACAAACAGTTACCTGAGGTGCTGGCATCCCACAACGACCAATGCGAATAAGTCTCAGTCGCAGCCACATTCGTCCACTCAACAGTTGCAGAAGAAGTCATAGAACCAGACGAAGCCGCAGAAAACGACACAGACTTACGGGTAGTTTCCGTAGCAGCATTAGAAGTACCAGCCTCACCAGGGTCGCCAGTGTGCAACTTCAGGTATGTGCCAGCAGCGGAATACGATGTCCCGCGCAACGTGTCAAGAAATGCTAGTTCAGCGTAGTTAGAAATCGACATTGTAAACCTTTCGTGTCATAAGACTATACCAAAAGCAAAAGCCCCCCGCCGAAGCAGGGGGCTAAAGCCTTGTCTAGTTAATTAGACGTTGGTTGCAATTGACGATGCTGATTCAATGCGACGCAATGATGCTTCGCGGAATCGACCGTAGCCACCCAACCAGTACCAACCCAATGGCTGCAAGCGCATGAGGAGGTCGGTTACGTTGCCGCGGACAATCTTCGGTACTGCACCGTTGCCGTCCTGTGAGCTGAACGCCTTAGCAAGAGCCTGACGACCCATGATGTGCGTAGCATAAACGTCAACTGCACCTGTGGTGCTGGTTCCGTTCGATGCGTCAGTCCATACCTTGGCTCGTGGGGTTTCGATGAAACGTACGGATTCGAACAAGCCGATTTCGCCGTTGTAGATTCCCGTTGGGTCAACGTAGTTCGCTGGGGTACGCCATGCTGCTGCGTCGGTTGCTGAACGGAAGTCGTACGATACGTCTGGGTGAATGAATCCCATGTATGAGCCGTTGAACGTTGCAACGTTTGCTGCACGGAGTTGTGCAACTACTTTGCGTACGTCGTTGGCTTCGATTACGTCTTCTGCCTGTACCGTTACACGGCTGGTTGGGGTTGTTGAACCGCCACCTGCATAAACAACGTTGGTTCCGCCAGCAAGAACGTCACGGACTACTTGGTCCATTGAGTCACCTGCGTTGTAACCGATGATGTTTGCTGCTGCTGAGTCAACATCCAAGAACGCTGTTCCACGCAACTTGGCGGTGGTTACTACTGCGTTACCGTATTCGTTGAGGGTTACGGTTACTTGGCTGTCGGACAATGCGGTTGGGGTTACGTCGGTAACTTCGTTCAACGTTGACGTTGCTGCTGCAATGTCGCTGAAGATGGTGAATGTTACGCCAGTTCCTGGCATTGCCTGTGCTACTGGTTGTACGTCAGCTGCTTGGTCGAACAAGAGTTCTGAACGCAACGCGAAATACGCGAGACGGTCAAACGCTACCTGGTCTACGGACAGTGACGAGAGTTGGGTTTCGCCTGCCATTTTAATTTTTCCTTTGGTTTAGAGGTTTATGAATTTCCTAGTGCTATTCGTGCCTCTGCCAAAATTGCGTCTACTTCTTGTGGATTCCGCGCTTCTTGTAGTCTGCGGTTCCAATCGATTGGTGGTTGAGCGGTTTGTGAACCTGCAGCAATTTTTGCTGTTCGGTTCCAAGCTTGTGCTTCTTCCACTAACGGGCTTGGTTCTGGGGGACTAATCAATTGTGCTTCCACTGCAGCTTGTCTGATGGCTTCTGGAGAAAGTTCACCGTCGTAGCCTTTGACGAAATACTTTGTCACTGGTGCGCTCAGGTCGATGCCTGCTTTCACAAATGCTAGTTCTCGTTTGGCTGCTTCAGCTTCCGCGAGTAGCCGTTTGGCTTCTGCGTTTTCTTTTTCCAGTTGTTTCATCCTCGCCCTAACAGGGTTTCGGTTTTCTTCCATCTGGTCTTCGCTGTCGTAGTTGTCAATATCTGACATATGGCACTCTCCTTTTGCCCACATCACTCTGGAGGGTAGTGATGGCTGCTGTTGATTTGTCACCCCTATTGCTCCGCACGGTTCGGGGGTTGCCCGTGAAGGTATTACGAACTATAACACATTACATGCCGACTGTGGTGAGTCCTGTCTGTTGTCCGCCTTGTCCTGCGAATCCGCCGCCTGTTTCAAATGCTGCGGTGCGTCCTCGTCGTCGTCGTGCGATTCGTTGTGCTGCGGCTTGTTCGTTGGTGAGTACTCCTGAAATCATTTCTTCTTGGGTGAGTGCTTGTTCACCTAGGAGGTTTGTTTGGAATAGTTCTTGTTGTTGTCCAATTTGGGTGAAACCTTGTTGTGCTTGTTCTGCGGTTACACCTTGTCGTGCTAATTGTTCTGCTTGTGCGGTTGTGATTTGTATTCCGCCTTGGGTTACGCCTGCTGCAGCGATTTGTGCAGCACGGGCTTTGCGTTCGATTTCCTGACCTGATTTAACTGGGTCTAGGAAGTAGGCGGCGATGTCACCGTCGGTGAGGTCTGGGACCATTCGCTTTAGTTGGGTGACTACTTCTGGGCTGGCTTGGGTTACTGCGTTATACCCTTGTTGTATTCTTTGGGCTAGTTCGACTGGGGAGATGTCGTTTGCGATGAAGTTGGCGAAGGCTTCTTGGGTGTCGTAGAAACCTTTTGGCATGCCAAGGTTCTTCAAGTTTGTTTTGTATGACAATTCCTGGTTGATGTACTCAGCCTCAGAAAGCTCAGGCAAACCTTTCTTCACACGCTCAGCATTACCCTTGAACCGTTCTTTATAGATTGGTGTTTCACGGATAGAACCGAACAGAGCATCAGCGTTACGGACCAATGTGGTGTCAGCCATAACAGCCTGATTCAAAGATTCGAACAGTCCTTCAAGACCATAACGGCGAAGCACGGCTTTGAGTTCATCTGATGCAGCGTTACCGACAGGTAACACGGTCGGGGTTGATGGTGTTACTGGTGTGTATGTCTGCGTAGGGATTTCTGGACCTACTGGTGGTTGTTCTACTAAAAAACTATTACGAAAATCATAAAGAGCATTTGACTGTTGTTGAAGTTCAGCCTGTGTCGGACCAACCCCACCCATGTCAGCCATTCGTTCTTGTACACCAAATATGTTGCTCATCCTCGTACCACTCCAAATCCTCTAGTAATTGTAGAAGCCACATCACGATAAAGCGTCTTAGCTTCATCAGTTACCTGCCACTCAGGAAGCGTACGCAAGAACTTGCCCCACTCCGTACCATTCATTAAACGAGTTTCGTTTGTGTTTGGGTCTTGGTATGAAAGCAAACGCCCCCACTTGTTGGCATCCGTAAAGTCAACCGTGTACGGGTCAATGTTCAATACGCTTGCTGCAATAGCACGATAGGTTGCTGTTGCTTGTGCGACAGTACGACCAGCATCCAACTGTCCTTTCAACGCAGGGTACAGATTCTCTGCGTCACGACGCATCATCTCTTTAACCTGCTCAGGAGTCATCGTCTTCATAATCAGGTTCTGTGCATATGCGTTGACTGTTGCATCGTCTAGTTTTAGACCGTAATCGATTGCATATTGGCGAACAGTTGCAGCGTCTAGACCTTTAGTGGCTGCTTCACCTGCTACACCGCCAGGGGTTTTACCAGTTTTAGCAACCTCTGCACCAACATAACGTGCGGTTTCATTGGTATCCCAACCGTATTTGACGGCTTGTGTTGCAAGATTTTTGAGAGCGGTTGCATCTAGCGAATAGCCTTGCTTGCCAATATAGGTTTCGATTTCAAACTGTTTAGCGTTGATGTCATTAGCAAGCGTGGTTGGGTCACTGTTTTGCTTTTCAATAAATGCACGTTCTTTAGCATCTTTTGTTCGCGCCCACTGTGTCGATTGAACGGTATTAAGGAAACGGTCTTTGGTCCATTTCTCTTTTACTGCTTGGTCAATGATTGTCTGTAGTTCGCCAACAGATTGGTATAGGTCTGCTACCCATCCGTATTGTTCTTTGGCATATTGAAACCAGGCTGGTGTGCCTTTTACTGGTACTTTTTCTTCTTTGGTTGTGGTGTCAGTTGCCATGGTTATCCTTGCATCCAGTCAGATAATGCGCCAATATATGAGGAATAGTCATATGCTTCAGCTTCCGCTGGTGCGATTTTCTCTGCTTGTGTTGCAGCAAAAACCTCAGCAGAAGGTGGCTGAGTGATAGTTCCACCTGTTGCAGCACCCATCTGATATTGCTTGTCAAGTTGGTTATATGCCTGTACCAGTTTGTTCATTTCCTGCTCAGACAAGGTGCGACCTAGTGCTGATTGTGCGCCACCTTCAAATGCTTTTTTCAAGGTGTCAGGGTCGTTGAGACGGAATGTTTTAAGTCCGCCGCCTTGCGCTGGGACTGGGTTCTTTGATAGATATGCCAATGCTTCGTCTAATGATTTACCACGCAATGGGCTGGCAGGGTCAGAGTTGATGAGATTGATTTGGGTTAGGGCTTTAGAAAACGCTGACTTCAAGCGAGGGTCGGAACGGTTGCCGCTCGATGGGATATATCCAGGTACTGCTTTTTTCAACAAATCTTGGTATGAGGTGAGTTTGTCAGTGGAGATTTTATAAATGATGTTGATGTCATTTGTTGTGAATGTGTATGGTTTATCTACTGTTCCCCATGTTGTTGGTATTTTATAGTTTGGGTCGATACCGCCTAAAGGTGAGCCATCGGTAGCTGGGGTTGCAGTTACAATAGGGTCACATTTACCTGTTACTGGGTTTTTTACATATCCGTCTGGACAATCAGCCATGATTACATTCCTATTTCTGGTGGTTCGAACTCTCTAGATAATACATTTTCCCATAGGGCAGCAAACTCTGGATACTTTTCTGCTAGACCATAACCAGTGTCGTAAAGAGCCTGACGGAGAGCGGAACCGCCTTTTGTTTTACGCCAACTATCGTTAGATAAAGCAGGGTCTTGTGATGTAACAGCATTAACTTGTGCTGTTCTGTAATCCCAATAAAGTTTCAAGGCTTTGCCAGTTGGGGTAGCCAAAACTTTTTTGTCCTCAACCATTTTGGTTATCTGGCGAATCTCATTAACTAGTTCGCGTTCGCGTTCACCGCTGGTTGCTGCTGGATTCCACATTGGGAACTGCTTTTTAAGGGTATCCGCATAGGCTTTCATGTCGGCTTTATAGTCTTCTGAACGTGTGATTTGTTCAGGGGTAAAGCCTTGCTGAATACCGAATTTGATGTATTGGTCTTTCTTGTAGTTGTATGCACTCCAAGCCATGCTGTTTAAAGCTTTTTCTTGGCGTGATTCGATGTCGCGTGGAGTGCGTAAACCAATAGCACTTTGTGATGAATAGGCTTTAAGGTCAAACTCTCCGCCTTGTGGTCCAAGGTAGCCAGCTACTAGCGGGTATTTTTTTAGGAGTTCGCCGTTTGAGCGTGTCCATTCTGCAAATTCTTTAGTTGGTGCAAGACCAGGCATCGCGTTTGTTCCGCCAGCAAGGAATACCCATGCGTCAGGACCGTATTTACCAAGGAACTGTGCTACACCATCGGTGTATGTTCCACCGTTTTTGATGGCGGTGTCGGTCATGGTGCGAAGTTCGTCCATTGCCATGCCTGTTGTAACGTTGCCGCCGTCTACTTCGGTGAAGTATTTGGTCATTGATGCACCTGGAAGCAATATTTTGAAGAATGATTTTATTGCTAATAGAGCATCAGTTTTATTGACAGCATCATTGAGAATTGCTTCGCGTTCTTGTTCGGTTACTGGAACACCGTTTCTGTTTGACGCAATGTTAGTTAGTACAGCATTGAGTGTGGATGCGCGGATGCTGTCATTTGTTTCTGTTGATGCCAATGCTTGTATGTTTGTAAATAAATCGAATGTTGTTCCACCACGCGCAGCAGATGTTGCCGCGCCAATCATTCCTTGTCCCCATGCAGGAACTAAATAGTCTGCTATTTTGGTTCGTGCTTGTGGGTCACCGAACGGGAAAACCGTTTCTCTAAGGCTTGCATACGCTTGGGATTTAGGAAAAATCGAGTCCATAACCATTGCACCAAAACCAAAAAATCCTGGTACAGCAGAACCGAGCATGGTTAGGTTTTTTGTTTGGATTCGTTCTTCTGCGTTGAGTCCGAGCATTGAATACACTTCGCGTGAGAATGGAAGTGCTACTGCTTGTTGACCCGTATCTTCGTCGGTAAAGATGATTCCTCGTCCGTCTTGTCCGCCAGCCCAACCTGGAAGTTCTGCACCCATCAAACCTTCTTTGGTTTGTCGAGCAACTTCTAGCATTTGTGGATTTTCTGCCATGAGCCTTCCCCAAACGCTCCATTGTTCTTTCCAAGCGTCAAAGAACCCAAAGAGTAGAGAATGGCGTGAACCAAAATATGAACGCTTTGAAGAGTTGTATAGCAAGTCATCAACTTGTTGGCTGCCAAACATGTCGCCTAAAAGTTCTACTTGTTTGCGTGTTGCTGTTCCTGCTGCGCGTGGAAGTTCAGCACGAACGCCGTCTTTAATCCAGTCAGCAGCCTTGCTTGCATCAAGTGCGTCCATCATTTTTTGTGCTTCTTGCGGGTCCATTGCTGGAATTAGTTCAAGGATTCGTTTCCACTTGTTGTATTCCCAGTAAGGTCCACGAGCATATTTTGCTGAAGCATTACGATACAGATTGAAACCTTTAGTAAATAGACGTTCACGGCGAAGAACTGCTTCTGTTGCTTCGGTAGCAGCAAATGGCACAACTTTTGCGGTATTTGGGTTTTGTAATAAATTGTCACGGACCCAGTTATTAAAGTTTGTTGTTGGTTCGTACACGTTGATAACGGTTGAAGTTTTTACTTTCCATCCGCTATTGTCAATAATTTTTTCTACACCAAGTTTGCCAGTAGCAATTGCACCAATAGCTGTTCTATCCCCACCAGTACGGGTAAGGATGTCGTTATAAATTGTGTAAATCCAGGCAGAGTTTCCTTCGACAGATGTTAATGGGGTTAGTTTGCTCATCCCGTTAACACCTTGTGTTTTAAGTGCTTTCTCCCAAATTTTTTCAAATACTGGCTTTAGGTCTCCAGACAAGAATCTGTTTGGTAATTGCAATACTGCGTCGGAACCACCAGCCAGCATTGCTTTTGCAACTTCTTGGTACTCTGGGGTTTCTGACATTTGAACAATGTCGCGAGCAGTACCTTTAACCCAGTTGACGTTTTTTGCGCTCTTTGGGTTAATGACTGGGTTACCAGCAACATCGTAAGCAATATCTTTTGTTGCATTTCCACGCATTTGGCGAACATAATTCAAAACACTTTGGTCTGCTAATTCATCAGCCATCAAACCTTTAGCTATCTGTGTTACGTTTCTCCCTGTGCCTGGAAGTGACTGTGCAATGCGCTCTTCGAATAAAGCAATTTGGTCTAAAAGTTCTTTTTTCGTACCATTTTTTGCAGTAAATGCAGCAATCAAATCTGTGAATTTTGCTATTTCCGTTGCATCATTTGCTGCCTGGGCTGCTTTCAAGCCAGCTTGCAAATCATCAATTCGTTCTACTAATGGTTCAAGTTTTGCTATTTCTTTTGCAGTTTTAATCTCAACACCAAACGTACTCATGTTTACATGACCACTAGCCATCAATGCTTTCAAGGAACTAATGCTTAATCCTTCAGCAACTGCAACGCGCAGTAGTTCGTCTGGGATAATTCTGGTTAACATTCGAATTGGGAATGGTGCGCCTAATGCAACTGGCTTCATCCATCTAACTTGAATTTTTTCAAGTTCATCTAAAAGAGTAGATTTTAATAATTTTTCTGTTGCAGGGTTTCCTCTGAATGGGGCAAATACTTCCCAAAGGTTTGTGGTTTCGCGAATCACTTGTTTCAGTTGTTCTGGGTGGACCATCATGAAACCTTTAGGAATCATGTCAGTTGAACGGATTACGTCACCGCTTCCATCTGCAAGCCATGACGCTGGGTAACCTTCACCCATAGCATCCCATGTCCACTGAGCGATTTCGTCTGTGTCGCCCTTATATTTAACAAGTTTTTCAATCCATTCTTGTGGAACATTATTTTTAGTCAATGGCGACGAAAGCATGGTTGCCATCCATTGCTTAGACAAATCAAAACGTTTGCCGATTTCACCGTTTACTACTGCTTTCATTGCAGAGCTAAGCATGTTGTGTCGTTCTGCTACAGGAACTTTCATGGTAATCATGAGGTTGTTCATGTCTTTAATTGAATTCATTGGGTCATCAAATGAGAAGAATGTTGTTCCTGGCATTGTGGCAAATTGGCGTGTTTTCCCTGATGCCCATTGGGCGATTCGTGGACCAGTTTGTGTAGTCCAACTTTTGATAACTCCAGGTACTTCTCTGATGTTGTAGAACGGGTCGCCAGACAGTACGGCTTCTCTGATAACCGTAAAAATGTCATCGGTGTTAACTGCTTTGCCAGCTTTCGCAGCAGCATCTACGACTTCTTGTATTTTTACTGCAGCACCGATAGGTATCTTGCCCAAGAAATAGTCGTAAAGTTCGCCAGAGTTTTTAAATGAAGAAAGTTTTTTTAAGGTGATTTGACCATCACGGGTGAACGGCATTTCATCAATTTTCATTGGGTCAAATCTGTAACTACCATCAGCTGTTTTCGTCAAACCAAATGTAGATTTGACCGAATCAAGACTGTTTGATGGTGGTCGGTATACAACTGGTGGCGGTGAGTCAAGTGCAGCTAGCGATTTCCCTGCCATTGCTTCGTCTGCCATTGCTTGCGCTAACGCTTCTGCGTCATCTGGGAATTTTGTTCCAGGTGGGAGCATGCCAAATAATTCTTTAACAGCACCTGGTTCGTCTACTGCCCCCCATGGCATTTCGATTATTTCTTTAGGTACGGTTGATAGTCCTGCTGTTTGACGTTTTAAAGCCCAGTTTTTGCGAACAATGTCTGCTGCTCTACCTTTAAGTAGAGTTGTTGCCGCGACATCTTCAATGTTAAATAATTTTGATAATGATTTAACTGGGTTGACATACATTGTTAAGTCGGTGCCTGCGGTAAACACACCATCAGCAATGCCTGACAAGACTTGTGCGGCGTAACCGTTGCGGTCAATGTAGTTTTCTTTGATGAGTGGTTCGGTTAGTGCGCGTCCAGCAGTCCAAGTTTTGCCTTCGATTTTTGGTAGACCAGCGTCGTGTGCTTGGCGTGCTCGTTCGAGGATTTGTCCTTCAGGGAAGAATCCAGCACCAAGGTCTAGCCGTCCTTCCGTTACAGCTGATTTGAGAATCTGGGTAATTATGTTGCCTTCGATTACGGTCTTTTTGTAATCTTCCCAGTTCGGGTTCATCACGGTAAACGTGCCGATTGTTCCGCCTTGGTGTGTTGCTACATATTCAAGGGTGTTTTTAAGAATTTGTCCGCCACCTTGAAGACCTGCTACAACCGCTTTTGTTGTTCCTCTTACTGGTTTACCAACGATGTCTTTGATGCTGATACGCGACGGAATAGTTACGCCAGCTGCTTCAATTTTAAATCCACCTGCAGGACCGATATGGTCTGGCGTGAAGAAACCAAGTGTTTTAAATGGTACTGATACAACACCTGCGGTTACTCCTGCTGCTGTTTGGAAATCAGCCATGAGTGTTGCGCCAGCAATTTCCAATGCGCCTTGAGGACGGTCTTTCATTGGGTTATTAGCCCACATGATTTGGTCAAGTATTTTGAATTTGGCTGTTATGTTTTTTTGTGCATCGGAACCAGTTGGTATCCATTCGCCATAACGTTTGTCGCCAGGTTTAATTGTTGGGTCTAGGTCTTGTGCTTTGACAGAATCTGCCATGCCTGGGATTTTCAACCATCCGTCAGGATTTGATAGATATAGTTTGATGACTTGTGCTTCTGGCAGGTTCATCAAGTCTTTTGCTTCTTTGACTACTGGGATTGGTATTGCTCGCCAGTTCAAACCTGATGCTGGGTCTACTGGGTCTACTTTGTCCCACCAATCTGGCTGATGGTCGTGGCGTACAGCAAGTTCACGAGGGTCCATACGCAACAAGTCGTAGATGGTGAAGTTGTCAGATGGTTTTTGTGTTGACGGTTTTACTTCAGTAGCAATATTGGTTCTGCTACGCAACGCATCGCTGTGTGCTAATGCTTGCTTTTGTGCGTTTAGGTGAATTGGTTGAGTGTCGATTGGGATGTCTGATAAACCAACTGCTGCGGTGATTTCTGGGTTTGTGTAATAACCACCATATGTTGCTTTTGCTAAACGCTCAGCATGGTCTGCGGTAAATTTGTTTGCGTATTCTGTTCTTTTTTGTTGAACTAGTTCTGCTTCACGCGCTTCTGCTTCTAGTTGCTGAATTGTTTTTCTCATTGAATAGGTTGATTCTCTAGTTCAAATAACAGTTGCAAAAGAGCTGTGTTTGGATACTTTGAGTACACATAACGAACTTGATTGACAAGGTCTTGTTTTCCGCCAGGCATCAGCGTATCTGGTAGCGGTGTCACTAATGCTTCTGCTCCTGGACCTGCACCAAGTGGGTTGCCTGCGGTGACTGGTTCTAATGGTCGTTCTGTTGGTCGGTCTAATGCACCGAGCGAACCTGGCGTTACTGATGGTGCTTGTGGTGCTTGTGGTGTTCCCATTGGTACGGCTTGTTGTGCTGCACGTTGTGCGCCAGCTTCACCATAAGTTTGTCCTGTGGCTGCTGTTACCGCTAGTTTTTTTGTTGGGTTTTGCAAATCGGTGCGATTAGCGTATGTTGCCATTTATAGTCTTCCCCCTAGTGAAAGAACTGCTCCTGGTGTGTTTGGTTGTTGTGCTACTGCCGCGCTGCCACCACCAAGTTGTGCGAGTAGTCCTTGAATGTTTGGTGGTCCTTGTGGTGCTGCTTGCATTTCTGCACCCATTCCTGGCATTGCTAAGCCTGGCATGGTTTCTGGTGCGCCTTGTGGTGCCATTGCTGCTTGGCGTTCTTGTGCGCGTTGCTGTGTCATTTGTACTGCTTGATAGATTGGAATATTTTTTTCGACGGTGAGCATCGTGAGATACGCCAAATCGTCTGGCTGATAAGGTCCGTTAGGGTCTGCTGCTTGAGTTTGTATGGAGGACAGTAATGCTGCTTCCATGGACTCAGCAGTAATGCGGTCTTTTTCCAGTTCGGGGTCTGTGATGAGTGGGTCTGCTTCGCGAGCAGATTCTTTAGACATAAGACCAGTACCCAAACGCTGACCAAGACCAACGATGAGACCGTTAACGTCCGAACCAGATGACGGGTAGGTGATGTAGTGGAAGTCTGTTTCAAATGCTTTGAGTGGTACATAGTGTGTCATTCCCCCTGATACTCGTCCTGGGATAAAGAATGATTTCTTTTGGTTACCCCAATATGCTTTTTCGATTCCGACTGCAATCTTATCTTCTTCGTAGAGTGCTTGTTCGAATACTGCTTGTGCTTCTTGTACACGGAAGTCAACTGTTGCTGAAAGTACGTTTTCGCCGCGGCGACCTGTTCGGATGTTTGTTCCTGATTCGCCACCGAACTCTGCAGGGATAGCACCTTCGAGTCGTTCTTGGCGTTCGAGACGGTCGAGTGCGGTGTCGGTTTTGTAGCCTGGGTTTGTTTGCAGCTGTTGGATGTCGCCGCCTTTTACTACACCAAGTTGTCCTGTTTTGCCGTCAGCGAGTTGGATGATTTCTGGGTTTTCACCTGGGCGTGATACGAGGTATTCGTCTGGAAAGATGCCGCGTTCGATAGCGATTTCGGTAAGTGCTTGTAGGCGTGCGCGGGTGAAGTACATTCCGAGTACTCCGTCGTATTGTCCTTTTGGTTGGTCTAGTGTGATGCGTGATGGAACTACTGCGAGAGGCATGCCTGTACGGTTAGGGATTCGTTCAAGCTCTACAGTCTCCAAGCCTGCGCGTTCTGGAGGTGTAAGTCCCTCAGTAAGTGGCGCACCCATGACAGCGATGACAATTTCTTGGTCGTCGACATATTCAAGAATCGTGAATTTGGTGTCGAAGGTAACTCGTCCCATGCGGAGTTTTCCGATGACTTGTTCACCGTAATAATCAATCAGCCATTGAGCGGTTTTGGTGTATGTGAATATACAGTCGTCAGGTACCAGGTTATCTGGGTCTTCAGATGGCGCAGCGTAGGTGTCTAGTGGGTTGCGTACTGCCCATGTTGGTTGTAGTTTGCGGAAGTCTGGGCGTAGCATTACTGGGCTTGATGAGTATGCGAGGAAGTGTCGTGCGCGTCGACGCATCTTCAGGTTCATTTTGTTGTGGTCCCAATATGACAAGATAATTTTTTTGCGCAGTCTTGCCATTTCTTGGGAGTCAAGGTTGCCTTGTTTGAGTGGCGGGAAGAATGGCATTGGCATGGTTGATGCGATGCGCATTGAGGTTTGGTCTAGACCTTGGATGAGTAGGTTGGCTACGTTTGTGCGTGCGTTGCGGTCTAGTTCTGAGAGTGGGATTACTACGTCACCGTTTGCGAGGTCGCGTACTTCGCGCATGCGTCGCAATACTGGTCCTTGTGCTTCGCGTCTTGCGTTGTAAAGTTCGACGATTTGTTCGACGGATAACACTTAGTGTGGACTCCTTGATTTTTTGACGGCTAACGCAACTGTACTATATTAGCCTTGTAGTAACCAAGATGGTCGCCATTGTCGTGGTGGTAGTTTCACTCCGCTTACGTTGGGGAAGTGTAGTTCTGCGAACCAGTTTGCCATTACTAGGTCGGTGCCGTTCTTTTTGTCTGGTGTCCATTTTGTGAGTTCGTCTACGAGTGCGAGTGTTTTCCAGTTGCCGCGCATTGATGGAAGTCGTACTGCGCCTGCACGGTAGAGCGGTGGGAGTAGTGCTTCGATGCCAAGTTTTTCGTCGAATTTGTTTCGGCTTGTGGTGTGGGGGATGATGTTGACCATTTGGCGTGTTTGCCATTTGCGTACGAAGTCGTGGGCGAGGAGGAATCGTTGAGCTGCGTTTACTTCCACAATGATATGTGATACAGGGTAGCCGTAGGCGAAAGCTCTGTTTGTCCAGTCTTCTAATAGTCCTGAGTATGCGCCTGTTGTGGTGTCATATCCAAGTAGTTCTTCTGCTGTGAGTTTGACTCGCTCAACATCTATCAAATATCGCAGGTTGGTTTGTGGTTGGTAGAGCCACCATTGGATTCCCCAGAACTGTGATGGTGATGGGTCAACGGAAATGATTGATATTACTGGTGGTGATAAGCCTTCAGGGATTTGCCCTGGCAAACGGTCGTTGTCGATGCACCCTTGGTAGAGTACGCCGTCTGGTCCTAGTCCGCCTGTGACCCAAACTCGTGAGATGAGGTTGGTGTCGTCCGCATCATCTTCCTGTTGATATACGACTTTAAAAGTTCGCGGATTGGAGTAACGGATGTAGGATAAATCTTTCCAAGAAAGACGTTGGGGGTCAAGGAGTGGTCCTTCGGGGTAGGGTTTTGCGTCGTAGCGGCGTGATGCTGGTCCTGTGTCAAGTTCTTCATAGTATGCCTTGTATACGATGTGCTTGTATTTTTGGGTTTTGGCTGGTTCTGTGGCGGCAAGTGACTCTGGGGTGGTCATGTCCATGCCGTCGTAGTCTGCTTCGTCGACATCATAGGAGATTTTGTTGAGACAGTGGGCGTAAAGGTCGCCTGACCCTAGTCTTTGTCCTACTACTGCTAGTAGTCCTGCTGGGTCTACACGGGCTTCGGCTACTTGGTCCCATCTTTCGAGCATTTTGTCACGGGTTGCGCCTTCACGGGCGTTGTCTACTGATGCAACGTCGTCAAATAGGCAAAGGTCGGCACGGTGACCAATGTATTCTGAGTCAATACCGTATGCGCGGACGGTTGGTTCTTTGTTATCTAGCCCGTTTCCGTCTAATTGTTCTACTACGAACTCTTCTGCACGCCATAATGCACCTTTATCGGACGGTTTGAACCTGCCGTAGTCAATGGATAGGCATCCTTCGGCGTTTACTGCTAGTCCTTTTTTGACTATTTCTGGGTCTGGGTGGATTGGTTGTGGGCGTTCAAGGGTTTCACGGATGCGTCGTGAGTATTGTTTTGCCATGGCTTGGCTGATTGAGCCAATCATGACACGGATTGCACGGTTCCTTACGATTGCCCATACAGCAACATCGTGGAACAGGGTGGATTTTCCTGCTCCTGGTGGCACGTTAAGTACAACGAATTCTTTTTCGGGGTGTTCTAGGAGTTCTACGAGTTTGACTGCGGCTTCTACTTGCCATGGTGAGGGGACTCGTCCTAGGTAGTAACGGCGGAAGAAGTCGAAGTCTTCTAGTCCGCGTTGTGCTTCTGGGCAGAGTCGTGTGAGTGGGATGGCTGGGGGTAGGTTGGTGGCTTCATCGAGGTCTTGTTCATATTGTTTGTGTTGTACGCCGCCGCCTTTGCCGCGGACACGGGTTGCTTCTAGTAGGGCTTGGTCTAGTTTTGCTTTTGCTGCTCTAGATTTGGCTAACCAGTTTGAGCCTGTGTTGATGTGTACGCCTGCGATGCGTGAGGCTTCGGTGATTGATGAGCCTGCTGCTATGGCTGCGAAGAATCGTGCTTTGTCTTCTGGTGCGACTTTTCGTTTTGTTCCCATGCGGGGATAACCTTAGACGACTGACGGATTATTTTTTGCGCGTTTTGCTATTTTCTTTGCTTCGGCTTTGCTCAACATTTTTTCAACAACGTTTGGTTCTACTTTTGCTCCAGCTTTTTTCAATTCTTCTTTTAGCAAATCTCTGACAACATCAGGTCGTTTTCCGCGTAGCGGGATTTCTGCTACTACTCGCCCTGGCGATTTTGTGCTTGTTGCAACGGTTGGTGGAAGTTGGATGATTGGTCGACCTGATTCGGTGAACTGTGGTGTCTTTGGTGTTTTAGGGTAAGGCGGTAGGTCTGTGGTTTTCTTTGGTGCTTTAAATACATATAGTGAGCCGCCACCTGGTGGTAGTTCTCGACCTTTGTCGACCCATGAGCCGCCTGTTGCATATCCTGTTGTGACGCTTTGGGTTTGAAATTGTGCTTGAAGTGGAACGTCGGTTCGCATACCAAACACTCGTTTTTCGTTTGGTATTGCTCGTGAGAAACTTGGTTGTAGTTCTGTAATGCCGCGGACTGGTGAGCCGTGTACGAGTACGGTTTCACCTTTAACCATGTTTTGAATTCTTGCAGCTAGTCCTGTTTCAACTGTTTTGTTGATTCCTACTTGTACGGTTTTGGCTACGCCTGCTGCTGCGCCTGTGATGAGTGCGTCTACTGCAGCGGACTTTGTAAGTTCGTTAAGTGATTTACGGTCTTGGTTTACAGCAAATCCTAAAAGTTTTTTAGATGTGTTTGAGTATGGGTTGAGCATGTTGTTTGCCATGGATATGCCTTGACCCATAGTGCGTACGCCTTTGTCTCCTGGGGTTACTGCTTGGGTTTGTCCTGCGGCGGTTCGCCCTGATGCAACAATTCCTGATGCCCAGTTCACTACTTCGTTTGGTGATGGTAGGTCTAAACTTTTTGGTTTGTCTGCTACTGATTGTTTATAGGATGCTAGTGAGCCTGTGTAGTCTGGGCGTTTTGGTTTCGGTGCCATTACTTTTTCTTTATGGTGTTAGCTTTGTTTTTGCCTTTTGCTGTAACCACGTTAGTTGTCATGATTGCTCCGCGAACGTTTTTTAGTGCGCTTACTTTGCCTGCTATTTCTGCGGCTTTGATTGCTTCGGCTGCTCGTCCTGCTTCGCCAGCCATGCGTTGTGTCGCACCGTATACACGAGCAAGGTTCTTTGGTCCTTCTGTGGTTACTTTTTGTCCGAATAGTTGTGCTACTTGGTTGCCGCCAGATATGAGTGCTCCTTGACCATTTTTTAAAGTCAAAGATTTGGTTACGTTTACTCCTGCTGCTGCTGATGCTTCTGCGCCTGCGCGGCTCATAATGGTGTTGTATATTGCTGTTTCACCTGCGCGGGTTACTGCTCGACCACTCTTGGCGGACACTAGTCCTGGGACAACGTATGCTGCTGCTGATATTCCAGCCCAAGCAATGTTTTCTTTTGTAGGGTTATCTACTACTCGTTGTAGGTCTTTTACTCCGCTTGCTTCACCAATAACATTGCCAATTTTTTCTAGTTTGCTTGGTTCGAACTTTTTGTTGATTGCTGCCAGGTTTGGTCCTGTATAAGCTTTTTGGGCGTTTGCTGGTGGGGTGTATGTTCCACCTTTGTTGGTGATTGCTGCACCAGCTGGTTTAGTGTTTACGGTAACGTTTTTGAAATCTGCGAGTGACCCGTTCCAGTCAATTTTGTTTGGTGTTGGGTTTGGTTCAGATTTCTTTTTTGGCATGTTGCAAATGGTAACACATTGATGGTATGTTTATTTACGGAAGGAAAATCGAAGCGGTACGGGCGGGACCGTAAAAACCAGCGACTAAGGCGTTGCACATACCAGTCTCCAAATAGTTACTTTAAACACAACCTCGACAGTTGTGGGCTAGGAGGGGGAGAAGCGACATTACGGCGCAGTTTTTCTTGTCAAAGCGTGGGTTCGACTCCCATCGTTTTTCTTCTGCTATAGTCTTTTCCAATTTCACAAGTCGTCACTGTCGGGATGATAGCGATGCACGCAGGGCTGTACCACGGTTGCATGTGGCGGGGCGTAAACAGGGGAACCTGGGTTGGTATCTATTCTTCGAAATAGGTAAGCAGCGTGATGAACGTCATTTCATCGAACAAAGGTGTCGGCTAAAATTGGCTACGGCGACCTTCCGCGGGGGCGGGAACTGTGGGGGAGAGCAACGTACAGCTATTTCAGATTTGCCGCCAACAGCAGGGTTACTAGCGCGCCCTAGCGGGCTTGCTCGCAAAGAAGGAAGGCACAAGTCGTGTGGCGAGTCTCCAAGTTGTAGGCACCCATTTTTTTGCCTGTTTTTTTCAACCGTATGACGAAACACACCCGTCGCACAAAATTCAGCACCAAATCCCATACTGCCAAAACAGAAAAAAGAGTGAAAACATCTCTCGGTGATAACCCATACCCCCCCACCCCTACATGGCTCGGCAGACCCCTAGTTGCTGATATATCACACAGGCAGGCAGGCGCGGACACGCGTACGGGCGGACACATGTACGCATGACGGACACGAACACCCTGCCCCCTGACCCACCTAGCCGAAAAACAAAACACCCCTACCCCTCGCCACCATGTATACAAGTTGCAGACAAGTAAACAGCGAACAAGGTCGCCTAGTGGTGTGTACAAGTTGCATACAAGTTGGGCAGTGTTGCGGATATGGCGAACGTGTGTTTGGTTTGTTAGGTGTGCCTAACTTTTGGTTTTGGGTTGTGTTTTTTGGTGTCTTTTTTTCTTTACAATTTGGTTACAGTTTCTAGTCCTTTGTTTGTATGGGTTTCCTAGCCTTTGTAGGTGTAGTTGTGTCTTGTAGTGTTTGTGGTCTGTATCACGGTTGGATAAATTGGTATCTGTAAGAAATCAACCAACAAAGGGGAAACCATGACAAAGAAAGACTACGAAAAAATTGCTTTAGCAATCGCAAAGGGCAAGGACATCATCTATATCACTTTGGAACTTGCCGAAATATTCGAGGCAGACAATCCACGATTCGACCGCAAGCGATTTCTAGAGGCTTGTGGCTTGCTTACCTTCAAGGCGTAACAAGTTCCCCCTAGCGGTTTAGCCGTGCCGATTCGATTCGGACTAGGGACAAGGCGAAAGCCGACACACAAACCAACTACAGAACGGGGAAAGCATGGAAGCCAAATTCAAGCCAGTCGCCTACAAATTGGCGTATCGCAATTACAGGTACAACAAAGCCTGCGAAAAGCGAGACAAGGCGAAGCGCCAACTAAACAAAGCCGAGGACAACTACAGCCGAATTGTCGGCGAAGCAATCAAGCAAGCAATAGATAACGCAAATATCGCACATAAGCAAGCACGAAAGGCAGGCAACTAATGGCGTACTACCAAGCGAACACTGACCACGAGGGCATACTCTGCGACAACTGCGCAGACTTGCGATGGGAAACTCACCCGAAATACGGGACTAATGTAGATGCAAGACTTGCCGAAGCCGAGGACACTGGTATTCGCTGGTCATGGACACCACGCTACGCCAGCGAGCCTATCGCCTGCGAAGGTTGCGCAACTCTCACATTTTAGGGAGCTACCTCTAGACCGTGTAGGCGGCGCAGGTTCATGACTTGACTAGAGGGCGATACAGCCACTAGGCTGTATTACAGTAAGACACAACTACGAAGGGAAAAGCAAATGACAACAAAAACCAACTATGTGACCGAAAGCCACAGGGTTACGCTTAGGTGTAAGTATCTAGGCAACAGCGGAAGGATTACGGTCTCACGCTACGAAAGCAACACACACGGCAAAGACCCGCAAAAAATCATGGTGTCATGGAATTACGCACTAGACCCAAGCGAGAACTACGCCGAAGCAGTGCGCCAATATGTCACTAAAGCAAACTGGGGCGGACACTGGATAACTTCAACAATTACAGATGGGGCGGTAGCAGTGTATGCAGGCGAGGTGACGGCATGATAACCGACTTTCTCTACACAGGGCTAGGCGCTCTCATCATGGTATCGCCCTTCATAATCGGGGCAATCGCAAACCAACTAACCAACAAACAAAAGAACAGGGGCAACAAATGACAACCAAGAACGAACTCATCAAAGAACTACGAGACCTAGAAAACTTTTTACTGTGGATAAAAGAAAACCACAATGAAAACTGGAAGCAGTACCAACAGGAATACGACAAATACCGAAAGAACAGAGGCAACTAATGGCAACAGCACAAGAACTAGCAGAGAACATAGGCAAGGTAGCGCACCTGAATGTCGCAGGGTCACGGCTACTCAAATTCAATGTCATCATCTTAGATGCACGGAAACGCTATGGAAAGCTGGATTACAAGGTGACACCCGTAGCAGGCGAGGGGGAAACATGGCACGAGGAAAGCCAACTGACTTTCTATCCTTGACAATCACAAATATCTGTATTACTGTTAGACATATAAACGAAGGGAAATCATGACACATATAACAACCTATGAGGAATTGCGAGCGAGTTTGCTTGCTTATCTATTTAACAAAGAAACATACAACGAAGGAGAAGAAGAGTAATGGGATTAGACCAATATCTATACGCAGAGAAATACCTTTCCAATTCGGAATGGCAAGACAAGAAAATTAGACAGCAATTCAATGATGTAGTTGAAGCCTGCGATGCGAGCGATGTAATGACGAAGGCTTATCTTCCGTCAGCATCGGTCAAGTTTAAAGTTGGCTACTGGCGTAAAGCTAATCAAGTCCACGACTGGTTTGTTACTAACTGCCAAGACGGGCAAGATGACTGCCGTGAATACAGGGTGAACCGTGAGCAGTTGGAAGAACTGCGAGACTTGTGTCAGCGTGTACTTGACAACCACACTCTTGCATCGGAGTATATGCCGACCAGCGAGGGGTTTTTCTTTGGTAGCACAGAGTATGACGATTACTACTTTGAGTGCCTTGAAGAAACAGTCGACATCATCGGTCAGGCACTAACGCTTGAAAAAGAATATGACTTTACATATCAAAGCAGCTGGTAGGTAAACAACAATGAACTGTAAAGAGTGTGACAAAGAACTAACAGAGGTAGGAGAGATGGACGAGTATCAACTGTGCCATGTCTGCTACTGCGTAGTAATGGATACAACAAACAACAAAGGAGAACAGCAATGACCAAAGAAACAATACAAGCAGAAATTATCAGGGGCTTTGAGGACTTGAGGTTTCTACTAAGCGAAGGTGTGCGACAAGGTGAACTACGCCCAATGCAAACCTTTGGAATGTTAGAACAACTCAACCAAGCTCAGTGGATTATCGAACAAGTAATGCGAGAAAAGGAGACAGCACAATGATGTCATTACTAATCGCCGTACTGTATTTCGTAGCAGGATACAACACCCACAAGGTACGCACACTAAAGCGCAAGCAAGCAATGCGAAACCACCCAAGCTGGGGGCTAACCAAATGAAAACAATAGGAATGGCACTAGAAGAAGGTGCTTTGGTTTGCTTGGAATGTTATTACTATTACCAAGACGAAGCAACAAGAGAAGGGGAAACGCTTGAAGCAACCCCATCATACGAAACAGGATACCCAGATGGTTACACCTGCGCTACTTGTGGTGACGAATGGTATCCCGAAGGATACAAAGGAGAATGAAAGTGTATGACCTAACCCAAAAGACAGAACTAAGCCATGTCTTTGTAATCTGCTATGACCCAAACCAAAAGCTTTGGTATCACGAGACAGATGTAGAAGACGAAGTACTACCTGATGGCACACTATGGAACGAAGACACACGCTCATGGGAAAGCGGTTATCTAGGTGACGGCGAATACCAAGACGGTGTCGAAGACTGCGCCATAGCATTACACAACGCACTTGCCTTCCTCAACGAACAGGCACAAGCATGAGAACCACAAGCGACATACTTGAAGACTGGGTGCATCATCACATCACGAACGAACCAACAGCACGACAAGTGGTAGAGATACTGCGAAAGCGTTGGGGTTGGACAATCCTGATAGATGACATGGAACGCTATGAGCAACAAGCTGAAGTCGAAAGTTAGGTTATGGCTTTGGCAACGGAACTACCGCAAACAGGGACAATACAAGCCACCACGAAAGCTGTATGTCGTAGTCAAGGTGGTAGCTGGCAGGGAATACGGGTACTGGCGTGGCTGTTACAAACACAACGGTCACACCTTCACCCATCAACCCCTGAAGGCGTACAAGTTTCGTTGCAAGAAACAAGCCGAAGCCACAGCCGATAACGCCATGCTCCACCGCTATTCAGATTACAAGGTGGTGCGATACCGCAAATAATATGTTATAGTTACAAGTTGAATTGCCCCGCTCCACAGATTTCCCCTTCTCTGTGTCGTAGTGGGGCTTTTCATTTTGCCGCACGCTTCCTAGCTAAGTCTTCACGCTGGCGTGGAGTAAGCCCACCAAACATACCGAACCTACGAATGTCATGTGTCTCAGCTGCCATTGCATACTCTAAGCAAGCTGACCGTACCGTGCATTTGTTGCAATAAGTTTGTGCTTCCTCAAAGAACTCTTTAGTACTAATTCCAACCTGTGGTTCAGGGAAGAACACTTCCCCACCAACACCCTTACAGTTAGCTTTGTCGTACCACGCTGGGTGCATTGTCATTTCTTTTTACCCTTCTTCTTTAGTGTGCTGTAATGCTGTCGCAATAGGTGACATAAACATTCACAGCCGTCTATCTCGAAATCTGTCCATACTGTGACAGCGTTTTGTATTGTTCCGCAATGGTCACACACACCGACATGACCGCAAGGGTATGTGCATGAGCCATCGGGAAGTTCAGTCGTCGTCGTCTTCTTCGGGTTTGCCACAGACTGTCTCATTTGGTACAGGTAGCTCGCCGCAAGGACACGGTGATGGTTTGCCTTTATCCCTCATCAGTATTGTACCTGAATGGGTTACGGTACACGGTTTGAAAACTGTTCGCTTCAATCTGTTCCTTCTGTTGTCTGTCCTCGTAACATCTTATGATATGGATACAAGGGTCAGAGCCGTCAGTGAACTCCGCGTCTTCGGTGATGGACATAGGGATACCGTCATGGGTGTAGCAAACTGGCGGTGAAATCCACCCGTTATCCATGCCTGCTTTCAACCATGCTTCGAAATCAACGAACATCAGAACGCTTCTTCGTCACCCAAGAAAGGAACAGCACCAAACTTCTGTGATACCTGCTTCAAGGTTTGTTCTGTCTTGTCTGCTACTACCGCATTGAACCTGACCGTCAAACCGATTTCGTCTGCCAAGATTTTTGTTGTCCACTTTTTCTCACCAGTTTTCTTATCCTCATATGATGAAATGTCGAGCTTGCCTGACACGATTACGCGGCTACCTTTTTCAATAGATGATGCGGCGTACTCTGCCATCTGACCGAACACGGTGACATTGTGCCACACGGTAACTTTCTTTTCATCTTTACCTGATGTGGTAGCAACAGTAAACGAGCCTTGCGCTAATCCTGATGCGGTGTATTTCAATTCAATGGGCTTACCTGCATTGCCCACAATAGTGATGGTGTTCATTTGTTTTCTTCTTTCATTGGATAGATGTTTGATGTTGTGCTATTCCTATCACGCCCAAGACATACATGGGTTGGTGGTTCGGAAACTTTGACATGGGTAATGAGACGCATGGTGCATCTGTCGCATACCCATTTGGTTGTGTGCCTGCCCTTCATAACAGTCAGCCTACGGTTTGATAGCCCACGGACTCCACCCAAAACCGTAACGGTCTACACCGTACTGGTAGATGGCAAGTCCTGCGGTCAGACAAGTGACTGGTTTGAATAGGTCTGCTGGTTTAGTGATGATGCCTTTGTCAATGAGCCAGCCCGTCCAGCTCCCATTAATTTGGAGCAAGCAACGGCTACCACCATTAGGGTCTTCACGGTTGAATGAACGGTTATACCCACGGCTCTCTCTAAAAATCAGGTAATCAAGCATGGGCATAGCGTCCTCTTTCCAACCCACCTGTCGTGCCAATGCCCACCATTGTGGAACTTTAGCGTCAGCTGGAATTGGTAGTGGTTCTTCCCTTACTAAACGAAAGTTGCTGGTTGATGATGGTGTTCCTGTCGTCGTCTCTGCTGGTGCTTGTGCCATCACTACCGTTCCCCCTGCTACCCCTAAACCTGTAAGTGTTGCTATAAAAATCTTTAACATTGTTTCTCCTAATCGTAGATGGATACTGACATCAACTCCTTTACCTGTTCTGGGTATATGAGAAATCCTTTCGCTGGATTGTCGGAGTCTGCGGCTGCCGTTCG